ATATCAGTGTGTCGTACTGGCAAGTAGATTTCACTACCGGTATCAAGGTTTGGCAATTCCATGAGACGTGTGGTGAAAGCCCGAATAATACGGTAAAGAAATCCTCTAAACTTGTGGCCAAGTATTTAAAATCCATTGAGTATAGTGATAAAGTCTATGTGCATGGTGATGCCTCAACAAAGGCGGCCAATAGCATTGATGATGAAAAACGCTCTTGGATGGACTTATTCATAGATACATTGCAGAAAGAAGGATTCGAGATTGAGGATAAAGTAGGCAATAAGAATCCGAGTGTTGCCATGACTGGTGAGTTTATCAATGCTATCTTTGATTGTACTGTTCCTGGTATAGAGATATACATTGACGAATCATGTTCTGTATCTATCGAGGACTACATGAGTGTACAGAAGGATGCTAACGGTGCTATTCTTAAAACCAAGGTCAAGAATAAAACTACCTTGCAGACTTATGAGGAGCACGGGCACCTGTCTGATACGTTCCGATATGTCGTTGTGGATTTGTGTAATGAGCAGTACACTGAATTTAGTAACCGGCGAAAAAGGAATCTCTATGGTGGTAAGGGTATGCTTGGTTTCTTTAATCCGGAAGCACAAAATGTCTACTCGCAGCGGCTTATTTATGTCATGCCGAATGTAGATGGTACATTTGTTCTTGTTCAGGCATCCCGTTGTGGTGATAAGTGGCATTTAACTGATGCCTTGTTTAGAGAGACATCTTCCATAGAGGAAATTAAGACCGCATGTTTGGAGCGCAATGCCAATACGTGCCTCTTTGAATGTTCATCTGCCTATTATCAGACAGTACGTGAGTTGAGGGAAATTGTGAAAGATACAGAAGTAAGAGTTAAGAAAGAGTTTGCCGATGTGGATAAGCGAATAGCTGCTACATCTGATTTTATAAGGAATAACTTTTTGCTATCACCAAAGATGTTAGAGGAATCTCAAGATTACAGTGATTTCATAACTAACCTGATGGACTATAACATAAATAGTGAGAATAAAAGTGCAAGCATTATTTTAAGTGGTCTTGCATATCATATAATAAAATCGTTTCCCGAATCATCTGCTGCGTAATTTGTTGTTATATAGTTTGTTATAACTAAATTTGTACATTTCTTATTTTTCAAGATTTTAGTGTTTTGAGAAACCGATTATTCATATTCCTACATTTGTTTCAAATAAGAAATAAATGAGTTGGTTTCGTAAAAAATCTAAGTCAGAGGAAGATACTGTACAGGATGCTAACGTAGAAGTTGTAAGTGAGACTGTTGAAGAGAAGAAGCTTCCGGAAGGGAAAAAGATAACTGTTGAAGAGTTATTTTCTTCTCCATATGTTTGTTCTCAAAATTTTCTTACGCTTTTTCAGTCTGTACCAGAAGTCTTTTTTCCAATTGACTACATCGCTTCTCGTATTTCCAGTGCTAACTTTCAGTTTAAGAAAGTTAAGGATGATAGTGTTATTTGGGCTAATAAGAGTTTGAATCAGATACTTCTTAGACCAAATTGTTTGATGACATGGAAACAGAATGTGTATCAACATTTTGTATATAAACTGTGTCTTGGCAATAGTTTTACACGTGCTGCAATGTCTGATAGCTTCACTAATGTAGAAAAATGGCGTTATTGCTCTAACTACTGGGAACTTCCTGCTGATGCAATGGAAGTCCTGCCTGTTTTAGGTAGTAATATTCCATTGTTTGGTATAGCTGACCAAGAGGATATTATTAGAGGTTATCGTTTAAATTATGGTGCTTTGAGTACTATGAAGATTCCTGCTTATCAGGTATGGCATGATAGAGACGGGTGTGTGAGTTATTATTCCGGATTTGGGTTTATGAAATCTCAAAGTCGTCTTATGTCACAAATGAAACCGATATCGAACCTTATTGCTGTATATGAAGCCCGTAATGTAATTTATGTAAAACGAGGTGGCTTAGGATTTCTTATCAATATGAAACAAGATGAATCCGGGCCCATTGCTATGACTGATAATGAGAAGAAAGAAATTTTGCAACAACATTTCGGTAAGTTCGGAGTAGGTAAGGACCAGTTACCATATGGGCTGTCTGATATTCCATTGAGTTTTGTACGTACCAATCTCACTATTGCAGAACTGCAACCGTTTGAGGAAACACTTGCTGATGCAATCAGTATTTCAGGCGCTTATGGTATTCCTGCTGTATTAGTTCCACGTAAAGATCAATCTACATTTAGTAATCAATCTACAGCAGAGAAGAGTGTTTATAGCTCTGTTATCATTCCATTTGCGAAACAGTTCTGCCGTGAGTTTACTCAATTTTTAGGACTTGAATCAAGCGGGTACTATTTGGATTGTGATTTCTCTGATGTAGATTGCCTGCAGGAGGGATTGAAAGAAGCCGAGGAAGTAAAGACCAATATCAATAGCCGGTGCAAAGACCAGTTCCTTAGTGGATTGATAACGTACAATGATTGGAGGGCGCAAATCGGTGAAAGTAAATTTGAAGAACCTATGTTCGATAAAACATTATTTGAGATGTCGGACCAGGAACGAGAGATAGTTAAACAAATATTTAGTCTTAACACAAAAAGTGAAGTTGAAAATGGAAGAGAAAATCAAAAGCCTTCAGTACAAGACAAAGGCAAATGATGTTGATGAGAAGGGTATCGTTACCGTCGCGGTGAACGGTATCGGTGTGAAGGACTCACAGAAAGACGTATCCATGCCCGGATCATTCAACAAGACTTTAAAGGAAAATATTGGTCGTATGCGTTGGTTCTTGAATCACCGTCCGGATCAATTGTTGGGGGTTCCATTAAGTGGTAAGGAAACAGAGGGTAATTTAGTTATGGTTGGCCAGTTGAATCTTGAAAAACAGATTGGTCGTGACACGTTAGCTGATTATAAGCTGTTTGCAGAGAATGGAAGAACCCTTGAACACTCTATCGGAGTAAAAGCTATCAAAAGGGATTTGACTGATCCTTGTAAAGTGCTTGAATGGCGTATGATGGAATATTCTACATTGACAAGTTGGGGAAGTAATCCTCAAACATTCCTTGTGAATATCAAATCTGCTACTGCCGACCAAGTAAAGGAAGCTGTTGATTTCGTTCGAAAAGCGTTCTTGCAGCATGGATATAGTGATGAACGTTTAAAAGGTTACGATATGGAATTAAGTTTATTGCTAAAGAGCCTCAACGGTGGTGCCGTTGTCTCATGTCCTCATTGCGGTTATCAATTTGATTATGACGCAGAAACGGAGCATACCTTTGCACAACAGGTATTAGATTACGCCGCCGATTATCAGAGGTGGATAACGCAGGACATCGTAAGAGAAGAAATGGAGAAGCTCACTCCAGAGATTAGAACTCAAGTAATTTCTCTTATTGATTCTGTAAAGTCAAAGGAGAAAGATTTCACTCAAAAGAGTTTGCAGGATCTTATGAATTATGTAAGATGTCCCCACTGTTGGGGAAAAGTATATCGTTCGAATGCTATTCTACAAAACACTTCTGAAGATACTACCGGAAAGAATGAGCCGTCCGTTGACACTCAAGAAAAGAATGACGGGGAAAATAGTAACGATGAAGTAACGTCTAAAGCCGCTGATAATGGCACTTTATTCGATTTCAAAAGTTTGAATAGTTGTTTCGATAATAAATAACTTAAAATTTAAATTTTATGCCAATTAAAAAATTTACAGTATCAGATTTGAGTCTGAAAATGGATGGACTTCCTGCAGAGCAAAAGTCCTTTATGGAAAATATCGCAAACATGATGTGTGATGTAATTAATAAGTCGCTTGAAGGGATGCTTACTCCTGATGAAGTGATTGAAAAATTTAATGGCATCAACAATTCGCTTAAGGCTTATGATAGTGATACTTTCAAACAGCTTGTGAAAGATAATGAAACCCTTGTTGATCAAGTAAAGAATCTTGGTGAAAGTATTGAAAAGATGAAGCAAAAAGGCTTGTCTATGGATACCATTAACAAGTTTGATGAGAAATTAAGCGAAATGCTTGATAGCGAGAAGTTCAAAGAGTTTGCAGCCGGTCACAGCCGTAAAACAGGTTCTTTTGAGGGATTCAGCTTGAAAGATATTGTGTCCATGACCGACAATTACAGTGGTGAAATTATGATTACCCAACAGCAGAACCGTGTTGTTAGCCAGGTAAGTAATCAGAAGATTCATATGCGTAATGTCATTACGACTTTGCAGGGTGATCCTACATACACGCAACTCGCCTTTACACAGGTGTATGACTTCGACAGGAATGCACGGTACGTAACTGAAAACGGTCGTTTACCGGAATCAAGCATTAAGATGAAGGAAATTCAGACAGGTACAAAACGACTTGGTACCCATATCAGAATTTCCAAGCGTATGTTGAAGAGTCGTGTTTTCATCAGAAGTTATATTTTGAATATGCTACCGGAGGCTGTATGGCTTGCTGAAGATTGGAACATGCTATTTGGTGATGGGAACGGTGAGAACCTGTTAGGTATTACTAATCACATTGGAGTACTTCCAGTTGAAAATATCATCAAAGATACTATCATTAAGGGAGAAGCCGGTAGTGTGAAGTCTGTCGAAAGCCATAATGGGGGTAAAGACACGATTGTTGAGTTCACAAAACCGTACGATCTGATGCTCAATGGTATGGTTATTACATTTGCCAATGCTGCTGTTGTGACAGACTTGAACAAAGCGAATCCTATTATCAAGATGAATGACCGTCAAATCTTGTTGAAAGACGTTGCTTTTGCCGGTGAGGAAACAGCCATTGCAAATATGACATTTACTGTCAACAACTCATTCTTCCAAAGTATCGAAGCTCCTAACTCGGAAGATATTATTAAGACGGCATTTGCCGTGATGACCTATGCACAGTATTATCCCAATGCTATTACTCTCAATCCGTCAGATGTTAATGCGATGGAATCAGAGAAGGATACTACAGGGCGTAACCTTGGCATTATTAAGGTTGTCAATGGTGTTAAGCATATTGCTAATCGTCCGATTGTAGAGAGTACCGGTATGTTACCCGGTAAATACTTTATTGGTGATATGCACATGGGTGCATCTATCGTTGACTACACTAATCTTGCGTTAGAGTGGGCTGAAGATGTGGAAACGAAGTTGTGTAATGAGGTGGTTCTTATCGCCAGTGAAGAGGTGATTTTTCCTGTTTACAATCCTTGGGCATTCGCTTATGGAGATTTGGCTGAACTGAAAGAAGCAATCACTAAAAAGTAATATTATGGATTACATACTTAGAGGTAATGATAAGGATGTAGCCAATGTACTTAAAGAGCAACGCATTCGGATTGGTAGAGGGGTGGTTTCATTCACCCCTATCTCCGAATGCGGACTTGTAACAGAGGAAGATGCCCGAAAGACATTGGAATGTATGCTCGCAGAGAAAGATGCGAAAATCGGCGAACTTACTGAATCCATTACGGAGAAAGATAAAGCTATTGTTGAACTGACAGATGAACGTGATACAATGAAAGCCCGTATTGCAGAACTTGAAGCCTTAGTTCCTTCTGATAATAAGAATCTTCCGGCTGCCGATTCAAAGGATTTGCCCGCTGGAGATGCTAAGGAAGTAACTGTTGTTGATGATAAATCCGTTTCCGTGGAAGATGAAAAGAAAACCGGAAAGGGTAAGGCTTCTAAATAACTATTGCTATGTTGATTGATGTTTCATATTTTACGTCAGGTCCCAGGCATATAGAAAACGCTTCGGTAGCTGAAATGCCTTCACCCAACTCTCTTGCTGTAAATGAAGTGATAAATGGGTATATCAAGGCATTTCAGTCCGAATTTCTTCATACTGCTGTTGGTTTTAGTCTTTCACAAGCTATTACTGATTATTTGGAGATCGTAGAACAGGAAAAAGAGGATTCTTCAGATGAGGTTGATATCTTGGAAAAAGATGAACCTCAATCCGGATATGCACTTTTATGTGAAAAGCTAAGTGAACCGTTCGCCGATTATGTGTTCTTTCACATTTTACGTGACATGAATACACAGGCTACTATCACCGGCCTTGTAAGATTAAAATGTGCTAACGAGTATATATCTCCGATTAAGAGACAGGTTAGTGTCTGGAACAGCATGGTGAAGAAGAACCGACTCTTTGTAGAATGGGCGATGTCCGATGATTGTCCTTTCACCGGTTTGAAGATTCAAAAGAACCTATTAACTCCCATTAATGCTTTCAATTTATGATGGAATTGGATATAACAGAACTGTTTGAAGAAGTAGTTAGAAAACTTCCTGAAGGACTTGAAATCCTCTACCCTAATGGGAAAGGTGGGGCAAAAATTGTAAAGTCACCAAGATTGAATTACATCTTTGGTAGCAGTCAATATATCAAGGACATATTAGATGAATACAGTAAATCTCCTGGTCAGTCTGAAAAAAAGTTCCCGCTGGTTGCACTCTTTACTCCAATTTATGAAGATAGAAGTGATCCAAATTATTTTTCTAAGGCAAAGGTTTCGTTGATTATAGTTTGTTCATCCTGTAAGGAGTGGAGTAATGAGGAACGTAGAACTACATCTTTCAAGAATATTCTCCGTCCAATCTATAAACGTTTGTTGGAAGTATTATATGAAGATTTCCGGTTCGACTGCGACTGTGACGAGAAAGTGAAACATAGTTATTCAGAGAATTATTCGTATGGTAGATACGGAGCCTATACAGATTCCGGTAAGGCTGTGAGCGAGCCCATAGATGCCATAAACATACGCTCGATGGAAATAAAAATTAATAATCTTAATTGTAGAAGAAAATGAGAAAGATTAGAACGTGTAAGGGTTCCCGGATGAACACTGGTAGTTCTGCTTGTAGCATTGACTGGAAAAAAGTCAAAGGTGCTATCTTGACAGAACATGGTGTCAAACTCCCTGCTGATATAACAGGTGAGAAGTTGCTCGAATTGTGCCATGCAGACCGTCCGGATCGTATTTATCCTATTTTCCCATTCCTGGAATATGCTTCGAATGGAGGTGATCCACAGGTAAATGCGACTGGTTATGGTGCAAGTGAGTACAACGGGCTTAATGCTCTTACAGATACCTTTACTTTAAAGAGTTTCGACGAAGTTTTGAATGCCCAACTTTTGAGGTGTGCTAACAAGGGGTGGAACGTTTACTTTTGGAATCAGGATAACACCTTGATTGGCTTTAATGATGGTACAGATGTGTTGGCAGGCATCTCGATGTCTTCTGTTTATCCGACTGTAACCCGTTTCCCGACAAGCGGCGCAAAATCAACTATGACAGTAAGTTTCGCTCATGAGGATGCAGAAGAAAGCCTGTTGAATTTTGATTATGTGCAGTTAGATTTCAATCCTAAAAACTTCTTGATGGGCTTGGTTGATGTCGTTTTTGAAAAGACAGAAGCGGAAAATGCCTACAAGATTATCGAGAAGATTGGTGGCTACGATCGTACAGAAGAATTCGGAAGCCTCATCGCTGATGGTGCCGCCGAGGTTATGAATAATACAACTTCTGCTTCTTATGCTGATGGTGTAATAACCATTGTCCCCAAAGCTGGTGCTGTTCCTTCGTTGAAATCTCCTTCTGTGTTGTTTGAAAAAGGAATTAGAGGTATTGAGCAGGTAGCATGAAAACAGATGGTGTAACGTTCGTTGATTCCGTAGTAAAGGATATGACGAAGGAAGAATTTATTGAAGCTCATATCAATGTGGTGTGGCTAAACTTGAAAGAGGAAAAGCGCCGGAAGAAGCTCTCTGATGTGTTCGATACGATAACTAAGTAACTAATGGGCTGGGGTGTAGTTGCAGCCCGGCCCATTTCATTATTTATTATATGGCAGATTTCGATAAAGTTTATGACGTGATTCATTCCATTGCTTCCGGGTTTAAGGGAGAGTGTGTCAAATGTATGGAGGAAAATAAGAATGTGCTTATTGATTGCATACAGGAACAGTTATATAGTGGTTTAGATGGTACCGAACATTTATTGAATCCCACTTATGATAACGATACCTATTTCAATGAACCCGGTCCCTGGCAAAATCAAGCAGAAAGGTATAAACATTGGAAAGAGAAGATAACCCCACCTCTTAGGGGAGAGATGCTTTATTTGCCACCACGCCCGGTCGAGGTTCCTAACCTTTTTATCACTGGTACTTTTTATGATAGCATTTTTGCGCAAAAAATAGATTCCGGATTACGTTTTGAAACAAAAGGTTTTAAAGAGGGGCCATCCATTGAAAGAAAGTATGGTGAGCAGGTTCTTGGCGTTGGAGATACTGCAAAGGAGTATTTCAACATCATGTATCTTCGTCCATGGTTAGAGCGTTTCTTTTCTGAATGTGGGTACCGGTAGGCTATGGCTTGTGGATGCGAGATAAAGAAAATGCAAAGTGAACTGGATCGTATCAGTGAACTGGCGAAGAAAGCAGCTATTTTGGATGGCTGTATGTATGTTGTTTATCAAAAAGAGGACGGTACCTATGCTTTTGATAAGGTTGGGAATGAGATTAAAGGAAAGATTATCGAATATAGACATTACCTATAATTATGGCAGAATTAGTAATAGAAGGACTTGTAAAGGATGGTGAGATTCAGACATTGGTTGAACTGGATAATACTATTGAGCGTGTAAGGGCAACGTATGCCAATGCGGCCAAAGATCTTGCAAAAGGGTTAAAGATTAATGTGGACGGAATTGCCGATCTTGAAAAGTTAGGCTCTATATATACTACTCAATCTAAAAATGCGAGTTCCGCTTCTAATGAATTGACCGAAGCTCTTAGAAAACAGTCGGAAATATCCCAGACTGTGATAAAACGTATAGAGGAAAAGTTGAATGCAGAAAAGCTTTCCACTGCTGAAATCAAGAAACTTACTAAGGCGAGTGCTGATAATGCTTCTTCTTTAGAAAAAAGTGCTAAAGCAGAAGCCAACTTAACTAAAGCTCAAAATGCAGGTAATAGTACTCGTAAGAAAACTGTATTGACAGAGGAAGAACGGTTAAAGCTCATCCGGACAGCTATCACTCTAACCAATCAGGAAGTACATAGTAAGGCACAAGCAAAAGAAATGAATAAACAGCTTCAAAAGGCTGTAGATGTATTGAAAGATACTGATGAGAACTATATCCGGACTCTTGCACGCCTTAACTCCACAATAGGTATTAATACCGATTATGTGAAACGTAACTCCGACCGGTACACACAGCAGAAGATGACAGTAGGTGCATATCGGGAAGAAATCAAAGCTGCTATCATTGAATTAGAGAATGGCAATAGATCTATGAAAAACATGGGTATTATTGCTCGAAATTCCGGTTTGATGCTTCAACAGCACATGGGTAAAGGCTTGAGTCAAGTCGGCATGGGGTTAAAAGGCATAGCTGCTGGATATATTGGTGCACAAGCTGTTGTTACAGGTGTTGTTGCTTTATTCACCAAATTACGTGAAGGGGTTGGGGATATCGTTAAGTTTGAATATGCCAATAGCCGTCTTGCAGCTATATTAGGTACTACTTCAAATAAAATAAAAGAATTAACTTCTGATGCTCAACGTTTGGGAGCTACTACTAAATATACTGCTTCGGAAGCTACTGAATTACAAATAGAGTTAGCAAAATTAGGATTTACTAGAAAAGAAATTTTAGAATCAACAGAAGCTGTACTCAAATTTGCTCAAGCGACTGGTGCTGAATTATCAGATGCTGCCGCTTTATCAGGTGCAGCTTTGAGAATGTTTAATGCAGATACCAAAGAAACTGAACGCTATGTTTCTGCTATGGCAGTTGCAACCTCGAAAAGCGCTTTATCTTTTTCATACCTTGCTACTGCATTACCTATCGTAGGCCCGGTTGCTAAAGCTTTCAATTTTACCATAGAGGATACTTTAGCATTGGTTGGAAAACTTGCAGATGCTGGCTTTGATGCTTCTATGTCTGCTACCGCTACACGTAATATTCTATTAAATTTAGCTGATACTAATGGTGTACTTGCAAAATCACTGGGAGGTCCTGTAAAGACATTGCCTGAATTGGTTATTGGTTTACAGAAGTTGAAAGAGCAGGGAGTAGATTTGAATACTACTCTTGAAATGACGGATAAACGGAGTGTAGCAGCTTTCAACGCTTTCCTTACTGCCGCTGATAAGATTGTTCCATTACGTGATCAAATAACTGGTGTAGATGGAGAGCTTGCTAATATGGCACACACAATGGGAGATAATGTTCAGGGAGCTTTGGCTAATCTTTCGTCTGCATGGGAAGCATTCATGCTCTCATTTTCTGAATCAACAGGTCCTGCAAAAGAGTTTCTTAATTGGATGGCCGATAAGATTAGAAGCATAGCTAATGATTTAAAATCTCCCGAAGATAAAATAACTCAAATAGAAACAAACTTTAGAGGACTTGCACAAAAGGATGCAAATAATAAAATATTGGAAGCTGAAAAAGAGTTTCAAAGTGAGTATAAGAGACTTCTTGATGCAGGCGATTCAGAGGAAGAAGCATATACCAAAGCTGTTATTCAAATGAAGAATAAACGAATTGAAGTGACAGCTCAAGAACGTAAGGCTTTAGAAAGAATGAAAACTGGTGCCCTGTACTCTACATCAGAATTTGAAAATATGTCATGGTTTAAAAATGCAGGTGCTAAGATGTTTGGAGTATATACAAAAGAAGCTCAAAAAGCTGATAGGGCGCAATTAGAGTTTTCTAAAAATTTCTTTAGGATATATTCGAGTGATGAATTTAATGCTGGACTTGATAAAATTGCAGAAAAATTTAATCCAAAGAATGAAAATACAGAAAGTACTTTCAAAAAACCTCTCACTGATAAGGAAAAACGCGAATTGGAGAAAGCTGCACAGGAGAAATTGAAAATCCAACAGACTTACCAAGAATCAGAACTTTCCCTTATGGATGAGGGATTAGAGAAAGAACTTGCCCGTATTGGTATTGAGTATTCAAAGAAGATAGCTGCTGTTAAGGGATATAGTAGGGAAGAGATTGCAACCCGGAAGAATCTTGCTAAAGAGATGCAGCGTGCTCTTGATGAATATTCCATCAAGTATAATTCAGATCGTGAAAAGAAGGATATTGAAAACGCCCTTACTGTTGTTAGAAAAGGTTCTAAAGAGGAATTGGATTTAAAACTTCAACAGTTGGAACTTCAACGTGAGAGTGAAATTGATGCAGCAGAGAAAACTGGTGAAGATGTGTTCCTCATTGCTGAAAAGTATGCAAAGAAGAAAAAGGAGTTGTATGAGAAGTATGCTTCCGATCAAATTTCATTGATCGCTGAAAATGCATCTCATGAGCAAAAGATTCGTGATGAAGAACACATCATGGATATGCTTGCGTTGAAAAAGAAACTGGCTTCTAAGCAAATTACACAGCAGGAATATGCGGCAGAGGAATACCGGTTACGGCTTGATTATGCTCGAAAGACTACCGAAGCCGCTATTGATGCCTTAGAATTGGAACTTCAAGCTGATAACCTTAGTGCGGATGATAGGGCTAAGATTGCCGAACAGTTGCAGAAATTAAAGGCTGATCTTGCCGAAGAGGAAGCAGAAGCAGAGATTGCTGCTATCAATAGTGTTACCAAGGCAGATGAAAAAGCGCAGAAAGAACGTCAAAAGAATCTCAAAAAATGGTTGCAGACTGCATCTCAAGCTGTCGGTGCAATCGGTAGTCTTGTCAGTACTGTTTATGACGGTCAGATTGACCGAATAGAGGAAGAACAGGATGCAAACGATGAGAAGTATGAAAAAGATGTAGAACGTTATGAAAAGCAGGCTGAACAAGGTGCCATATCGGAAGAGGAAGCCGAAGCCCGTAAACGTTCTGCAAAAGCTGCTACTGAAGCCAAGAATGAGGAGCTTGAAAAGAAAAAGCAAGAGATTGCTCATAAACAAGCTGTATGGGAGAAAGCAACGAGTATTGCCCAGGCTGGAATAGCGACTGCACTTGCTATTACTGAAGCGTTGCCCAATATCCCGTTATCAATCTTGATAGGAGCATTGGGAGCTATTCAAGTGGCAACTATTCTCACTACACCGATTCCTTCTTATGCTGAAGGAACGAAAGACGGTGCTCATCCGGGCGGTAAGGCGCTCGTGGGTGATGCTGGTAAACATGAGGTTGTCATGTATGCCGGTAAAGCATGGGTGACACCCGATACTCCTACACTTGTGGATCTTCCTAAAGGTGCACAGGTATTTCCGGATGTGAGCTCTATTGATTTGCCTGATTGGGATGTTCCGGAATGGGATGTTCCCTCTCTTTCTCCCACCTTTGTAGGAGTGGATACTACTGATGAACCTATTATTTTCAATGATTATAGTGATTTGAAATATGAAATAAAGGGCTTACGTCATGAACTACGCAGTATTGGTAAGCAGCAACATAAAGATGCGTGTGCCCGTGATTATAAATATTATATGCTTTCCCGGTTATGATTGAAAGATTGAACCAATTATCTCTATATGATTTTATAGAGCTTTCATGTGGTGATTGCTCCGTATTACTTTCACCAGATGAGGATATTAATGAGATGGAATTAAAGAAACGTTCATCTGATTTGATAATAGAGTACAAGAAGATAACTAATCCGTCCGGATTGAAATCTGTGTTAGTTGATCGTGAGGATATGATAAAAGAGAGGGCACGTGTTTTGCTTTTTAAAGTTTGTATTTCTCTGATTGCTATTGATGCTTATGAAGATGTCCGGGAGACTTTGGCTTTGTTATCATATGATACGAAATCCATGTCTGATGAACAAGTTAAGTCTAAAGTTGAAGAATTGTTGCGATCTGCTTTATTTGAGCAAAAGAGAAGCGATGATATGCGTTCTGATGAGAAGAAAGAAAAAGCTACTCCGGAACAGATACGTTCTTCTTTTGATGCTGAAATAGCTTTTCTTATGACTTTTTTTAAAATGAATATTGATGTCCGGAACATAAATGCTGCTGTTTATGCAAACATCGTCCATCAGGCAGATGTAGAGATAAGCATGAAGAAGAAAAGGACGTAAATGTTATATTTCATATTGATATAGAATTAATTAAATCTCAATTACAATCGAATTTTTTCGAAGGTCGTTAGTAACTCCTTTTTAGGAATCACAAACGACCTTTTTTATGAATAGAAAGAACAACGCAAACTGCATAAATAAGCGTTTATGCAATGTTTTATTGTCAGAACTTCGTACCTTGGAAACGAAGTGTGATCGGATAACATTTGAAGTATCCGCAGTAAAAGAAATGATTGCCTCGTTACCCCCTGACATAGGCACTATCATTAGTTCTATCGAGCGTTCTGCTAAAGAAATGCACGAACAAAGCATAATGCATCGGGAATATGTGGAAAGGTGCATTAATGGTGAACCTAAGATACACCTAATAAGGAGGGCTGACAATGGACTTTGAAAAGGAAGTATCAGAAATATATCCCTGGATATTACGTGTAGCGAAAAGATTCTGCCGATCTATGCAGGATGCAGAAGATTTAGCCGGTGACACGATGTACAAAATGCTTATAAATCGTGATAAGTTCGATGTATCAAAACCTTTGAAACCGTGGTGTCTTGCTGTCATGCAGAATACTTATATTACCCAGTACAATAGAAACTCTCTCATACATTTTATTGGATATGATTCAGCAGTTGAAAATGCTTCTTCTGATTATGCTTCTAATTTGGCAATGTTTAATGATGTTGTGTCTGCCATTCGCCGGTGTGCCCAAAAATCATGTTGTATGGATAGCTTAATATATTGTGCCCAGGGATATTCCTATGACGAAATAAGTGAACTGTTGAATGTCCCGACTGGAACAGTCCGAAGCCGTATTTCATTTGGTCGGAAGATGTTATATCAAGAACTTGATTATTAATTCGTTAAAAATGGTTTGAAAAAGGCTGTTGAAGAAAAAAAAATATCTATTTTGTTAGGCTATTACCTAACAAATGACTATATTTGCAATACCAAATAACATAAAAGTCAAACCAAAAAAAGTGAATTATGGAAACAAAGTCTAATTTTAGAGCCAGAGTGATGAAGTATGCTCATCATCTCCTTTCAACAACAAAAAAGAGTTGGAAATATTGTCTGCTAAAAGCGTGGGAGCTTTACAGACTTGCTAAAAGAATGAGAAGCAGTGAAGTTAAATTCGCCTATGAGAAAGTGAATGGCAGTATTCGTTATGCTATCGGCACTCTTAAAAATGTGCCTGCAGGTGCGACAAACAAGGGTAAACGTATGACAAAGCCTTCTTATAAGACTTTCTCTTACTTCGATGTTGATAAGCAGGAGTTTAGAAGCTTCAAAATAGAGAACCTTGTAACCGTGTATTGATATGACTCCATTAGAATACTACTCAAAGAGAAAAGAGGATAGCAGGCAAGAGCTTGCAACCCTCATAGCACAAGCTAATCAGCTCATAGGTGATACACATAACAGCCTCAACACTCATACTAATCAAGTGAGCAATATGGGGAATATAAAAATGCTTTCTCAACAATTACAGCAGCTAATAAGCCGTATTGAACTAGAGAAGCAAAAGGGGGATATGCTTGAAAGTATCTGCCTGACACTAACCATAGAAGGGTAAGCATATGAAAGCAACTTTATTAAAAGTCACCGGAGAAACAGTTGAAATTTCTCCGGTGAATGGGAACTGCTTTACCCTAGAAGAAGTGCAGAGTTTAGTAAACGGCTATGTTCAAGTCATTGATCTTTGCTCTAATAAAATAATGATAATAAATGAAGAGGGTAAATTCCACTTTGAGTTGAATGTTGAGGCTACCCGGATTGCACTAATGAATAGTGCAATTTTTCCCGATGATTATATAGCCGGTGACGCTATTGTGTGTGATGGCAGTATGTTCTAACCCTTTAATTTCAGAAAATATGAGAACAATTTATAGAGTGGAATCACCAACTGGTGAAGTTCGTGTATTGGAAGTGTCTCGCAATGAGACTGGATATAATGTTTACATTGATGATTCAAACATCTGTGAGAGCATTACTGAAGAGGAACTCACTGAAGCTTTAGAGAATCTTAATTTTTGAAATAAATCAGAGTTTTCCATTTTGGAAATACCTAATAACAGAATAAATGAGTAATAGTATTGCAGCTAATGATATCATTCAAAATATCGACGATCTGTTAGCCGAATATCCAGTTGATGAATGTATTAGCATTTTACAGGAAGTGGTAAAGGAGATGGATGTACGTATTAAGGAATACATAATAAATAAGAAAGTAACAGGAATGTGGCAAAACAGCAGATAACTATGTATTAGGCGTTTCTCCGGCTTTCATTACAAGAAGAAGTTGAGAAACTCGATTTTGATACTTTTTATGTAACAGCCGGAGGAAGGCGAGTTTTGGAGAAAAATTAAAAAACAGTCCAATATACCACTTTATTTTTATTTTGTTCAATAAAATTAAAGTGATATATTTGAACGTTTTCTCTAGTTGGAACTTATTATGTATTGATTAAACATAAATAAAAATGGAAGCTCAAGATTTGATAACTATTATTTTTTCATTTTGCAGAAATAATGCTGGATGGCTTTTTTCTGGAATAGGCGTAAGTCTTTTGGGATTTATAATAAAGAAAGTATTGTCGAGAAAGAAAAAAACAACAATACATCAGGAAGCTAATTCTAATAAACAATCTAAAATTACACAGGTAGGAGGGCATTATGAAAGACACTAAGCAAAATGCAAATAATAATACAAATACTACTGTTATTCAAGTGAATGGTGATTATTATTCAGGAATTACAGAAAGCAAGGCCAAAGAGATAGCCCTTGCTACTGTTAGGAATGAATTTTCCATATTATATGGGGAAGCCCAAAATATATTTGAAAAGCGTGTTCAAGAAATCGTCAATGAATCATTACTTAGAATACAACATGATAGCCCTGAATCGTTCAAAAGATTTAATGAACCCGCTATCCAATTGATTTTAAATACTGTTTATAAAGAATATGCAAAAAGTGGAGATTCTGATTTAAAGCAAAGATTAATAGATTTGCTTATTGCTAGAATTAAAGTTTCCGAGCATACTTTTACCCAAATTCTTATTGATGATGCTATAAAAATAACTCCTAAAATAAGAATACAACATTTACAATTCCTGACGTCCTTATTTTTTATATATAGTGGTCTGGTAACTTTTACTTGTATAGCAGAATATGACGAATGTATAACTATGTTGGCTAAGAATTATCCACTTTATCCTAAGGAAGCTTCTCTTTTCAATGTAAACGATGTCTATTTTCTTGCACTGTTAAAACATACCGGCTGTATTACGTATGCAGAAAGTTCTTCTTCATTAGTAGAAGAAGAAATATTAATTTGCTTTGGAGGTATTTTTAACAAAGGATTTAAAATATCTGATATAGATTCAGCTTTAAAAAAAGAGTTGGAAGAGCATAATTTAATATGTACCAGTGAAATACAACCTGGTAATGTAAGAATAAATACACGAAATGAATTTATTCTTCGTTTGGATGTTAATAAAATATCGAAAAAATACAGGAAAAATATGTATGATTTATACGTCAACAATTGTAGTACAGTAGAAGATTTAAGAAATTACAATAAATCATTAGATAATAGAGTTCACGCTATGTTTGAATCCGTGAATTTCCTAAATAGAACGGAACATTACAGTTTATCGGAATTTGGTCTTTTCTTAGGACAACAGAATTTTTATAAAATGTTTCCTCGTTATTATACTTCTTTTGATTAGAGTTAAACTATATGCTTAATCAGTCTTTATGTCAAGTTCGCCAGTAACACTCATAATTAATTCAGATATGCGAAAAAGATAGATGTGGATAAAAAGAATGGAGAGCAGGTTTCGAACCTGCATCTCCACATAAAGTGTTGTTTTTTCCACTTAAACTATACTTCCATTCTCTACTCCACTCACATTGAAATAAACCAAGGTTGAGTTTGAGACCTAATTTATCTTTAATTATTGCCGGTCTTTTATTCTGAGAGTTTCTGAAAAATATTGATATATATTCTGATATAGACCGACAAATTCTTGTCAAAGTCTTTTTCATAATTATATGTTTTTAATTGCAATAATTAAATGTAGCAAGGATTTGAACCTTAACGTAAATACGTACCATTTAGCCACATGGGGCAAATATAAAAGTATTTAATTAAAAAATATAATATTATGGCAAAAAATTATGCAGCAAGTAGTTGGAAAAATGTGTTTCAACAGGATGTTGTAAATATTCTCCGTGATTTAGGGCATGAGCTTTACGATTTTAAGAATCGAAAAACTTAATTCTTAATGAAGATATAAATGCGCATGGCTTAGTTTTTGGTGCGAACCCTTTGAGAATGTGCCTTTGGAAACAAAAATCTGAAAGAGGTTAGACATTTGCCCCACATCTGGGGCGAATTGTCGTTCAAGAATCATATATTTGTCTCAAAATACTATTTATGATACGTGAAATTATAATTGAGGCCCTCAAGAAAAGGGGAATAAAGCAGATTGAATTAGCCAGGCATTTGGATATAAATAGAAGTTCTCTCAATGCCTTTTTAAAAGGCAATGGAAAAATTAGCTTGGCGAATGTCGAAAAGTCGTTTTTGTTCCTTGGCATAGAAATGGTGTTGAAAGACAGGTAGTTATAGAACGTTTTCGCAAAGTGTTATTTTCAAGAATTTAGCCAATCGGGAAACCGGTTGGCTTTTTCTTTATATTTGCCCATGAACGTTTTAACCCTATAAAAATGCTTTGCAAATATGTTCTTACAGTAGCTGGTACCACGCATGAACTTCCTAAATCTTGTATCCGGAATTGGGATGAGATAAAACGTACACTCAAACGTGATGGATTCGGTGGAGTTATTAGAACATTCACATCTAAGTTTGAGTTTGTAGGAGAAGCTTATGAGTTGCTTCTCGATGAATGGGTAGAAAAATATCTGTTTGCAGACGCTCGGATCGCAATTTACGAAATCAATAATCAGCACACCTATGATATTGTTATCAATAGTAAACTGGATTTCGGTACCTTCGATAATTCGGGCTATACGATATCAATGAATACGGTTGATAATAGTACTGCTACTCTTATTAAGGCTAACAAGGGAACACAATACGAGTATCTTGTAGATGAAATAAAGGCAGTGCATCAGCTATATTATGATAGGCTAGATATGCAAAATATACTAAACTTCTCTATTGGTGATACATATACCGTAAACCCCATTGAACTTGCAGATGTCTATGTTTCCAGTTATAGTAATGAGATATCCAAAGGAGGCTATCTTGAATATGACAAAGGAGAAAAAGGCGTAGTTGCTGATCTGCTCGGTGTCCCGGCATCGGGCATTAAGGCTTATGTGGAAATGGATGTTGAATATGAGAATAGCGGGGATGCTGAATATGCAACATTCACTCTTTCCTCTTGTGGGAATACTCAAGCAGTGAATATCAGTAAAGGAGAAACTAAAACAATAATATTGAGCATTAGCGTGAGTAAGGCTTCATTTGATTCTTATGGTCAAAGAAAGATGGTGTATTTTTCTATCAGTTTGAAAGCTTCTCATACTACTTATGCAAAAATCAACATTAAGAAGATTAAAGAGTTTAAGGTAACTTATAATTCTATCAGTGATCCTATCTACATTGATGCAATAACACCTACAAGGGTATTGAATTGTTTGCTTAAAAGTATCAATGGAGGAAAAGAAGGCATTACCGGTAAGATTGCAAGCAATTATGATTCCAGACTTGATAATTGTGTTATAGTAGCTGCTGAAAGTATTCGTGGCATACCAGATGCGAAGTTATATACTTCTTATACAAAGTTTGTTGACTGGATGGAATCTGTGTTCGGCTTTGTTCCTGTAATTGATGGAAATATTGTTCAGTTCGTTCACAGAGATACACTGTTTTCCACAAGTATAATCAAAGAATTTGAAGTTGACCATACTGAATTTACTTATTCTGTTGATGAGAAGCTGATTTATTCGTCTGTTCGTGTCGGCTATGACAAACAGGATTATGATTCCATTAACGGACGTGATGAATTCCGGTTTACGACAGAATACATGACTGGCGTAGATATTACTGATAATAAACTGGAGCTTATTAGTCCTTATCGTGCAGATGCCTATGGTATTGAGTTCTTAGCACAAAAGAGAGGTAAGAATACTACTGATAATGAAAGTGATAATGACGTGTTTTTTGTTGGAGCTGCTGATTCTATATTAACGTCTGGGGTGATGTGCTATAAACTCATTAGAACCGGATGGAATATCAGCGGCGTGTTGAATCCGGATAAGATGTTTAATGTGATGTATAACCAGCGTGCTATGTTGCTTGCAAACAGCAAGTATATTGGTATTAGCGCTGATAAGCTTGAATTTACTTCTTCTGATGGCAACAGTGATGTTGTGATTAACAACATTGCGTTAAAAGATAATTTTGTGATATCTGAAAAGTTGGCCACTTGTGGTAAAGTTGGATTTAATACCTATGATGAAGTTATTCCTTCTCCTGTGGATGGTATAATTACTCTTGTTAAAGATGAGTATTTGTATAAGGGATTTTTGAGTGAAGCAGACGGACAAATAGAACGGTTTGACGGGCTTAAATATGAACTTATAGTGAAATCTATCTCTAAAGCTTAAAATATTATGTTGAAAATAAGTCCTTTTACCCCTTTGTTTTTTAACCCTACTACGGACCGGTTCGGTGCGAAGAGTAAATACATTCAGAAATTTGCAAGCTCTGATATCATATTCATTGAGTTGATAGGTGACAAATCAGATGCAGTGCCTGCCTTGGTTGTACGAGATTTAATTAATGAACGTCAGGATTCTATTGAGTGGCACACATGGAATATGAATAATAATCAGATAATCTACTTTCACATTATTACAGGGCTGAATAGCGGTTACTACGATGTGTTAATTGGTGATTCCTGGAGTGAGATATTCAAAGTTACGAATGATAGTGCCGAACTTAATGAGACTACTGTAATACAGTATTCAATGAAAGATAACCGGCAACGGACGGATTGTATCTTTTGGATTGATGGTATGCAATATTTCTTCGATTTCCGTGCCCCCGGTGGATTCAAAGATAATAACTGGTCATTCACAGTAGATAACGAACAGTTTACCACTGCTGATGGTGATATCGTAGAATTGTATAGCCGTGAAGCTACACAGAAGATATTTACTTTAGGTAATTCTATTGGTTGCCCAGTGTGGTTTGCTGACTTTCTTAACCGTATTCTATGCTGTAACTATATCTATTTTGATGGTGTACGTTATGCAAGAAAAGACGGTGGTGTTCCTGAATTGAATCAAGAAATCGAGGGATTGAAAAGCTTTGTCTTCAATCAGCAGTTACAGCAGATAAAATCGCTTGATCCTGTTTTGGAATGGAATAATCAGGTTGCGATGAGACGTGTACAAGGTGATAATTACAGAAAAACGGATACTGGGGATATGCGTAGTATCAAATTTGGTACAGAAAAACCTGTAGCAGAAATTGGAACTTATATCAATATGTCTAATGCTACTCCAAATACTGGCACTTCTATCAACAGTGATATAATGATCACAGTGAACAGTATTCATCATCCGGGCGGTGATGAACAATCATATTGGGATTTAATCACCATTAAGACTACTGACATAGACAGTAAGTATATTGGCAGGAAAGGTTATGGTAAACTGGTGATAACCGGACTTGATAGCTTGAAAAGTTCTTTGGATGACAGTTTGATAAATTTACGTGCCATTCTATACACAGGTGGTCCATATAGTAATCTTATTGAGGGTAGTGTAGTTAGTAGAGATGGAGTCTATATTTTAAAGGGAGTAGATGCCGGAGATGTAGGTACCGGAAAAGAATTCCAGCTTTATCTTGATTACATGTATGACTATGATATTGATAATATTGGTATGACCATTGAGTTAACGTGGGTATATGATAATGATTAGATAATTCATTAAAAGAATAATTATGACAGAAACGGAGAAACAGCAGATTGTCAGCCTTGTGCTGCAAGCGTTAAAGACAAATAGTTTCACGATAGAGCAGCTTACTGCCGTGAAATCTTTGTCTGATGATATGTATGTTGAGATTAGTGGTGGGCGGAAAATATTGGTACAGGATTTAACTGACGCTATATCCGCTTATATTAATAAAGATTTGGAGGATTTTAAGAATCGTATTACAGATGCAGAGAAGAGTATAACTGAAGGAGATGCTGAACTGTTGAAAAGGATATTAGGCACTTCAACAAAATCAAATCCTCTTACTGATCCTTTTAAAAGTTTGGGTACGATTGATTCACTGGCTAACTTAAAATCAAAACTCAATTCTTTATATGAAGGTAATTCCTCTGTTGGAAATTACCGTTGTGTATTTGCGCCTGGTTCTACCAGTATTCCTCTCAATATTCAAGTAGAGCGGTTGGGACTCAATAATGTTTATCAGTCGTTTACATCGTGCATCCAACTTGATGCAATGAATAACAGTACGGCTACTGAAGTAACCGTAGGACCGGTTATTACTTTGTCCCGGAGTGGTGTTGTTTCCAGTGGTAACACAACTTGGGGGAAATGGATGTCAACCGAAGCTAAATTACAGGAAGCTCTTGGAACAAAAGAGACATCTAAAAGTGATGATGGCTCTGTTTGGGGAGAATTGAAAAAACTATTGGCAGCCATAAATGTTTGTGGTAGTATTGTTATAGACTTGGATTTCTTGAACGATCTAAGAGATTTAGATGAGGTGTTTGGTACTGTCGGCTTGTTTACTTATCGGTATAATGAAGATGAACGAAATGAATTCAAGGATATAAAAGGTCTTTTGGCTACTACGATACTTGATGAGAACATTTATGAACAAATACGTTATGAGTGTGGGTTCGTATATCAGAGACAGCGAAAAAACGGAGAGTGGGGGAGTTGGAGAATAACGAGCGTTACTGACTATAATGTATCTTTATATCATGTCGATCCGAGTGATAATACAAACAGATTCACATTAGATAAGGCTATATACCTTGTTCCTATTGAGCTAAGGAACATTGGTATCAAATGTTCATTCTTAGATAAAGTAGGTAAATATCATACTTATGTATATGTCGGCAGTGATTATGTACCGGACTCATGGAATGAGGTTAATACCTATGAAGATGCAAAAGGCAAAGGGTATAAGGGTACTGAAGAGGATTTCTACAAGAATCTGTCAAATATAGATATGCTTCATTTTTTCAATATAGTCCTTTATACTGATATTGATTCTGTTGTTAACTCCGGCTATTATATTGTGGCTGATGCAGACACTTATTCAAGTGATATTTTAGTTGTGTCCCGGTACGGTGAGGATGATGCCATTACCCAAATCTTCCTGTCTACGTATTATACCGGTGGTGTGTTGAAACAACGTAAGATGACAGGTGAGAAGTGGAGTGAGTGGGAAGAAATCTCCGGTGGTTCCGGTTCAGGTAGTGGCTTTTATAACGTAACTAAACTTCATCCTTTAAATACTGGCTTCTATACAAAAGAAACAGCAGTAACAGCCGTTTCTGGAGCTAAAGTCAAGGATGAAGAGAAGCCCGGCATGATTATTACTTTCGAGGAGTCTGCTGGGAAATGGAAAGATTATCGTTTTGAATCAAACGACATAACAGCTTTCGATCAGCCGGCTGCTTGGAATGAATACGGTGGTGCAGGAGCTGTGAAAGAAATTACTTTCAACGGTGAAAAGCATACTCCGGATGAAAGTGGTGGTGTATCTTTCAATGTCGAAATTCCTCAAACAGATGAAAGTTTGGATGCCAACTCAACAAATGCCATTCAGAACGCTCCTGTAACTGCTAAATTTAATGAGATTGAAGCCAATACTGTTTTCACACTCGAATCCGAGGTTGACGAGGATAATAATACTGTTAAGCTAAGTTTGAAAAACAAGTCCGGTGCAGAAATAGCCAGTACGGAATTTCAAGGCGGTACAGGCGGTGGCGGCGGAGAAACCGGTACTGCAACAAAGATTGTCCTCAATGCTTCGGTAGATAACAGCATTATCAAAGAGGGTGGTTCTTCTCATCTTACCTATTTCTACGATCACCAATATAGTTCCGGAGATGACAAGGGCGAATCTACTGGGCAGAAAGCTACGCTTACCATACAGATGCTTCGAGGTGCTCAAACTGTGTACACAGAGACTATTAACGATGTATCTAAGGGTACATATACCCTTGATTTGAGTAAGTATTTACTTTTGGGAACAACGGATATCTATGTAAAGGCAACAACTACCGATCCGGAAGGCAAGAAGCAGACTAAACAGGCATACACGTCCGTCAAAGTTATTACGTTATCTTTGAGTTCTACTTATAACATTGCTTCTCCTGTTGGCGGCTATGCAGCCGGTGCAACTGCATCCATTCCGTTCACCATTTCGGGAACAGGCAACAAAGTTGTCATGTTGTATGTGGATGGTGTTCAGAAGGACTCCAAGACTATTACTAAATCCGGGCAAACGAACAGCAGCTTCAGTATTTCCATGTCTGACCTTTTACCTGGTCGGCATACCGTGCAGATGGTTGCTGAAATGGAAGCTTCTGCCGATCTTACCGTTCGCTCTGAAAGTATCTACTTGGATATATTCAAAGAGGGCTCTTCTGTTCCCAGTATCGGCATGATGCACCGTTTCCCGGACGGTCGTATTTTTACAGATGATCATTTGACGCCCCGCCTTGAGGTCGGTCAATATGAGAAGTTGCAGTTCGAATTTGTTGCTTATGATCCGGGTAAGACTCCTGCTGAAATGTCTGTTTCCTGCAATGGTGTTAAGACACAGACAGTAAGTGTGCCCCGTACAGTTCAGGTTTACACAAACCGGTTCACCGAACAGGGAGAGAATGAAATGCGGTTCTCTTGCGGTAACACTGAATATGATTTCTTAGTTGATGTTGCAAAATCCTCTATTGATATCGAAGAGGTACAGGCCGACCTTGATTTGAAACTTTCGGCTGCCGGACGTAGCAATACTGAAGAGAATCCGGCTGTTTGGACTGATGGCAAGGTAACAACCAAATTCACAGGTTTCGACTGGAATAGTAACGGTTGGACCGGTGATTCCCTATTGCTATCCAATGGTGCTGCCATCGAGATCATGAAACAGCCATTTTCAGATGATGCCGTTTCCAATGGCGGAACCTATGAATTTGAATTGAAGTGTAGCAATATCACTGACCGCAAAGGCGTTGTCGTCTCCTGTATGTCGGGCGGCATCGGTTTTCAGATGACCGCGCAGGAAGCTATGGTCGCGGCTTCGGGTGGTAGTTCGGTTGATACTCCCTTTGCTTCCGGTATGAATTACAAAATCGCTTTCGTTATCGGCAAGAAGTCGGGTAACCGGCTTATGGAATTATATGTCAACGGCATCCGGTGCGGAGCCAAGCAGTATGCACAGACTGAAAGTATGAAGCAGGAATCACCTGTCAATATAACAGTTTCCTCTGATGCTGCCGATGTTGAATTGCGTAACCTTCGTATCTACCGTCGTGGCTTGACCGATGATGAAGAGCTGACAAACTACATGGTGGACCGTCCCACCTCTGATGAAATGGTTATGCTGTTTCAGAAAAATGACGTGATGAATGATACCGGCTCCGATGTTGACATAGAAAAACTTCGTGCCCAGGGAAAAAGTGTGATGCGCATTGTTGGTGATGTCAACCTAGTTAACGCCACCAACAACAAAAAGTTTGAGGTCGTCGCCGATGTCTATTTTTACAGCAAGTACGGCAAGGAATACGACTTTATACTCCATAAAGCCGGACTCCGGATACAGGGAACTTCTTCCACCACCTATCCCCGCAAGAACTATCGTATCTACTTCTTCCGTTCTGAAAAATACGGTACTACCCTTGAGGTTGGCGGCGTAGATGTTCCGGACTTGATGTATTCGTTCAAACCGGGTGCAAAACGTGTGGGTATCTTCTGCCTGAAAGCAGACTTCAGCGACTCATCAAGTACCCATAATACCGGTGCTGTTCGTCTGATCAATGACGTATGGAAGAAATGTGGTTGGCTGACTCCACCGCAAATGGTTGATTCTTCCGTCCGTATCGGTGTCGATGGTGATCCTATTGATTGTTTCTACGATAATGATGATTCCGGTGTGAACATCTATCTTGGTAAATACAATTTCAATAATGAGAAGAGCGAATCCCACAACGTCTATGGTTTTGAGGGCATAGCGGGCTTTAATGATGCGGAAGCCCTGAACGGTCAGCGTAATAAATGTGTCTGCATTGAGTTCTTGAATAATTCTCATCCGTTGTGTCTGTTCGGTACTGCCAACATCACGGAAGAAGAGTTTGCCGACGGTCTTGAGTTCCGTTTTAAAGCAGACAAGACGTGGGCTGACGCTGATACGGAGGATAAGGCTGCCGTACAAAGACTATGGTCATGGATATACAGTTGCAAGGGTAATCATGTCAAGTTCCTGAATGAGTATAAAGACTATTTCGGCAATGACAGCCCGTTTGCCTGGTATCTGATAACAGACTACTTGATGGCCGTCGATAACCGTGCAAAGAACATGATGCTTTGCACTTGGGATGGTATTCATTGGTATTTTCTTCCTTATGACCTTGACACTATTTTAGGCGGTCGTAACGATTCTGTTTTGAAATACGATTATACTATCACTCATGAGACTTTTGATGATTCAATCGGTAGTTATGCTTTTGCCGGTCACGACAGTGTTTTGTGGGATTTGGTACGTGGTTGCTCGGAAAAACTTCGTGAGGTTGCCGGAACGCTCCGTAGTAACATGAGTACTGAAGATGTCCTGGATATGTTCAATAATCAAATGATGGGTAATTGGTGTGAACGTATTTATAACAAGGATGGTGAATATAAATACATCAAACCTTTGACGGAGGGTGTCACTACTTCGGAGGGTACAAAATACTATGACTATCTGTATGCCCTGCAAGGTAGCCGTTACGCTCACCGTACTTTCACTATTCAAAACCGTTTTGCCCTGCTTGACAGTCAATACCTTGCCGGTACATATCGGCAGGATTCATTCCCGGTATATTTCGGTTACAAGTTCTCTACCGATAAACGTAAGGTTAAGATCACTTCCAGCGAAAGATATTACTTTGGTTATGGTTATACTAGCGGTGATCCGAAACAGTCGGGCGTTTTGGCCGAAGATACCGGCAGTGTTGTTGAGCTGACACTTGACACCGACTTGATCGTCAATGACCCTCAATATTTTTACGGTGCATCCCGAATGTTAGGTCTTGATCTGACTGATGTCAGTCATGCGATTGTTGGTACACTCAATCTAAGTAACTGTGTTGCATTGCGTAAACTGGATATCAGTTGCAAGGCTACTCAAAAAACGATGAACGCATTATTGGTTGACAAATGCAGAAATCTTCGTGAGTTGAATCTGACCGGCTTACAGAGTGAAAATTTTACCTCTATGGATTTGTCCTCTAACTCTAAGCTTGAGTCTTTCCGTGCCGGTAAATCTGCAATGACCGGTGTCTCCTTTGCGCCTGGTTCTCCTTTGTCTGTCGCTGTTCTTCCTGCTACTCTTCAGACTCTTGAATTGCGGTATCTGAATAGGCTGTCTAATGATAATCTGACTTTAGAAGGAACTTCCAACATAAACCGTTTGGTTGTGGATAGTTGTGCGTTGATTGATTGGCAAAGATTACTCGCAGTGTGTTCATCTGTCAGATACCTTCGTATAACCGGCATTGACATGGAAGGAGACGGAACACTGCTCCGTAACCTTATGGAAATGGGTGGTGTTGATGAGAATGGTGGTAATGTATCTTCCTGTCGCCTGGTTGGAACCTATCGTCTGACCCGTTCCATGACTGATGAGGAATATGAAGCAGCCGTTGCGCATTTCCCGGAATTGACCATCATTCAGCCCAAATATACGATGATTGAATTTGATGACACTGTTGCCGATGATGCTAATATCAGCAACCTTGATAATCTGACTGGCTATAAATACGGTAACAGCTATGTTGCGAACGGTCATATAACTAAGATCCTTGCCCAACGTCACCGATGTTTAGGTAAACAAACAGGGAAAGGTAAAATGGTAATCTGTAACCTGCATGATGCGAACTCCAATTTTTATGCCGATTCAGAGAAAATTTCCAGTGCTACTCCTGCCAAATTGGATAGTACCGAGGGGGATATTTGGGTGTATGAACCGCATTATTGGTATAAAGGTATCAATGACTACCTTAACAACAAGAAGTACACCTGTTACAGCTCCAATACCGAAATGCCGGATGTACCTGTATGTGATAAGGTTTATCTTTCCAATATCCGTGAATCCGGGCTTTATAAGGAGAAAACTAAAATACTGATCGGTCGTGCCACCTTGACGGACAGCTATTCTTCAGATACGAATTATAGTGTTTGCGGTGTGGACGTTTCTAAACACAAACGTGTCCGTTTCCCGACTACGTTAGGAACCGGTCTTATTGGTAGCATCTTCGTAGATGCATCCGGTAACGTTATAAAGGATTTGACCGTTCCGAGTCTTAACAATAAGTTTGCTGAAGGAATGTATCTTATTGCAGACGTTCCGGAAGGAGCCGCTTTCCTTTATTTCACGATCTTCAACAATGCAGAATTTGACCTGGTTGTTTTATCTAACAGCAATAAGATTGAGGACATGGAGCCGGATTGGGTGGAACATGTGCCTTGTCTGACGGGTGTCGGTGAAGCAATCTCTATCGGTAATTCCCTTTATTCCGCTTTCAACACTTCAATATGTGTCGGTAGTATGTCACAATCCGATTTTCATTACTATGCCGAACAGCGTGGCTTGCAGCTTGTAGATTGGGAGATGCACAAAGACGTAGCTAACCTGTTCTATGCTGCGTATGGCCGCCGTGACGCACAGGATCAGTGCGGTTATGGTCAGAGTACAATTGCCCGTGTTATTGGAAATACTGCTGTTATTGGTATGCAGGATACAGTGAGTTATGATTCTGACGGTGTACATAAGACTGAATATTCCTGGTATATCTCAAAGGATGCCGATGGCAGAATTGTCTATACCCGTACTCCTTCTAGTAACTGTTTGGGTTATGAAAATTGGTGGGGTAATAAATATGAATGGCTTGATAAAGTTACTTTGCCTAATACTAACGCCCAGGAACAGTATAAGTTAAATATTGAGATGCCTGACGGTACGATACGTAAAGTTCGTTCCGGTACAACCGGTGGTTTTGCAACTGGTATGGTCCATCAAAAATATTGTGATGTGATTGCTGCTTTTTCACAGGCCGGTAGTAGTACAACCTATTATTGTGATGAATTCCAACCGAGCGCAGCAGCCTCTCGTGTGGTCTTTCGGTCGCTCAACCACGCGAACCCGTACGGCGGTGTCTCGTATGCGTATTGCGGTTACGATTCATCGTATGCGTCTGCGCACTACGGTTCCCGGCTCGCCTTCCGCGGTCAAATCGAGGTCGCGGAGAGCGTTGAAGCGTACAAATCGTTGAAATCGGAATCGTAAAGCGGGAGCGAAGCGACTAAAGCGGAAAACGTTTAGCCTTGTCCGGATTTGTGCTGTTCTTTCCGCAAGGCACAAATCCGGGCGAAGCCCGGCGAAAATATAACTTACTTAATCTTTTGTCAAGATGAATAAATTGTTAATTTTGTACCCCCGTAGGTGGATTCCCCCATAGACTCGTGTGGTCTTTCGGTCGAACAACAACGCGAACCCGAACGGCGGTGTCTCGTATGCGAATTGCGGTAACGATTCATCGTATGCGTCTGCGAACAACGGTTCCCGGCTCGGAAACAATTTAAACGAATTTGGACGTTAGTGCCTGAAGAAATTAATCGGCGTACGATAAGGAGTACGAGTTACTCATCATTGAGCCGAGGGGGATGAGCCTCAGTAACAGCAGTCGGAAGACTGGAAAACTGAAACATACATCGTTGGGTAGAGTTTGGTAGGTTTCCCTTTATTGGGATTCTCGAAGAAGTTAGGCCCGGAAAATTGAAGGCAAAAATTATGCGCAGAGAAGGCAACATCATTGAGGAGATAATAACTCCTGAAAATATGGAAGAGTCTTTCTGGACAGTGTTGCGAGGTCGGAAACGTAAACGCAGCCGTTCAGGGAGAACTCTTATTGCGCATAAAAAAGAAGTCATTGACGAATTGACAGAAAGGATTCGCAATGGCAGTTTTAAAGTAAGTAATTTTTTTGAAAAGGAGGTTTTTGAAGGTGGTAAACTACGTCGCATCCAAATTTTTTCTTTGAAAGAACGGGTTGCTGTGCATGCAATTATGAAAGTTGTAGATGAACATTTGCGAGGTCGTTTTATCCGGACTACATCTGCATCTATAAAAGGACGTGGTACGCACGATCTATTATGTTATGTACGTGATTCGATAGGGAATGATGCACAAGGAACAGAGTTCTGTTACACTTTTGATATTCGTAAATTTTATGAGAATGTTGATCATGATTTCATGAAATACTGTGTTAATAAGGTGTTTAAGGACAATAAGCTCATTCAGCTACTTTCCGGTTTCGTGGATGTGATGCAAAAGGGAATAAGCATAGGATTAAGAAGTTCGCAGGGACTTGGTAATCTGCTGCTGTCAATCTTTATCGACCATGTGTTGAAAGACAGGGAAGCAGTGAAACACTATTTCCGCTATTGTGATGATGGTCGTGTTTTGAATGGGAGCAAAAAAGTTCTTTGGAAGATGCGTAATATTGTCTGTCTGCAGGTGGCTAAGATAAATCTTGTGATTAAAAAGATTGAACGTATATTTCCAACCAAGCAAGGTATTGATTTCTTAGGCTTCGTTATTTATCCGGATCATACCCGTGTACGCAAAAGGAACAAACAGAACTTTGCTCGTAGGCTTCATAAAGTGAAAAGCCGTAGACGTCGTAAAGAACTCATTGCCTCTTTTTATGGCTTGGTAAAGCATGCCGATTGCAAGAATCTATTTTATAAATTAACAGGCATAAAAATGAAAAGTTTCAAAGATTTAAACGTCACTTACAAGCCGGAAGACGGGAAGAAGCGTTTTCCAGGCACAGTTGTTTCCATAAGAGAATTGGTAAATCTCCCTATCATAGTGAAAGATTATGAAATGGGCATTAAAACAGAGCAGGGAGAAGACCGTTGTATTGTCTCAATTGAGCAAAATGGTGAAATGAAGAAGTTCTTCACCAATTCGGAGGAAATGAAAAATATCCTCCAACAAATTTCAAGTATGCCGGATGGTTTTCCGTTTGAAACAACGATTAAGACGGAGACGTTCGGTAAAGGTCGAACCAAATATGTATTTAGCTAATGAAACGAGTAGAAGGAAGTTCCGGTGTATCGCTCTTTGAGTGTGTAAATCCGGTGAAAAATAAGTGGCGTGTACGTTGGGATGTACAGCCAAGTGAGCAAGAGGGAAATGCTTCCTATATGGAAGAGGAGTTCTCTTATAAGCCTACCAGTGAGGAGGTAAAGGTTATGGTTATTAACTGGTATAATCAGGAGATAAATAACGAGATCATGTCCGGATTTACCTATAATGGCATACCTGTATGGTTATCACAGGAAAACCAGTTCAATTATAAATCAGCCTATGATCTTGCAGTGCAGACAGACGGTACCTCTTTACCAGTAAGATTTAAATTTGGAACAGATGATGAACCTGTCTACTATGAATTTAATACCTTGGAAAATCTGACGGACTTTTATACTAAGGAAATGGTTTTTGTTCAGCGCACATTAGCTGCTGGTTGGAAAAAGAAAGATGCTGTTGATCTAAGTTTATATCAATAAGTCTCTTCTAAATAGATAGATGTAAGGTAGTCGGTTTTCGACTACCTTTTTTATTTCCTATAAAAATAGTCCGTTTTGTAAGTCGTTAATAAATAGCTTATTAAAAGGAAATGACTTTCCAAGATTTTTCACTTTTGGCAAACCGGTTACTATACTCAATACATTTGTCTCATACAGAGTATTTTATTAATAATTAAACGCTACAAGTATGGGTATAAAAATATTGTATGATTGGATTTTACAGTCTAACCGGCCAGCGCATGTAAAAGCTGGAGTGTTCGTCTTTGTTGTGATGCTTGCCTTCTGTTTTTTTCTATTAAACATTGGTTTCTGCAAATCTGCTATTGTCTCTTTTACGACAACTGCCATTGCTGCGATAATTGTTGAGTACATTCAGAAGAAGTGTGGATTTGTCTTTGACTGGCTTGACGCATTAGCTACTGTCTTATTGCCAGGGCTGATTACTGTGTTTTCAATATTGATAGCTTTAACTTTATGATTAATATTATGAAATGGTTATATGATCTATTTAATGTAGACCAGATACGAATTATTTTCGTTTCGATGTTCAGCTCTCTTCTTGCTTATCTGACACCAACCAAAGGCTTTTTGATAGCTTTAATCATAATGTTTGGATTCAACATTTGGTGTGGAATGAGGGCTGATGGTGTTTCGATTATACGTTGTAAAAACTTCAAATGGGGTAAGTTTAAAAATGCCTTGGTCGAACTTGTTCTCTATCTTGTAATCATTGAAGTGGTTTTTTCCTTTATGACCTTGATAGGAGACGGTGAGAACTCATTATTGGTAATCAAGACTATTACGTATGTATTCTCTTATGTGTATCTTCAGAATGCGTTCAAAAACTTGATTATTGCTTATCCTAAAAACAAAGGATTCCGTATCATCTATCATGTGATACGCTTTGAATTTAAACGAGCTACACCTGCACACGTGCAGAGTATTATTGACAGAATTGAAGGAGAATTAGACAAGGAGGAAAAGATATGAAAACTATTGATTCAATTATCATCCATTGTTCGGCAACGAAAGCCGGGCAGGATTTGCGTGCAAAAGATATTGACTTGATGCACAAACAGCGCGGTTTTAACCAAATCGGTTACAACTTTGTAATTGACTTAGATGGTACCGTAGAAAACGGTCGGTCATTATCCATTGACGGAGCACATTGTAACACGAAAGGGTTTTCCGGTATTAGTTATAATAAACACAGTATCGGTATCTGCTACATCGGTGGACTTGATGCGAATGGAAAGGCAAAGGACACCCGGACTGATGCACAAAAGAACGCATTGCGTGACCTTGTAGCAAAACTCTGTAAGGAGTATCCTATCATTGAATTGTTAGGGCATCGGGATACATCACCTGATCTCGACGGTAGCGGCGAGGTAGAACCTGTTGAATATATCAAAGCGTGTCCTTGTTTTGATGTGAGGAGTGAGTTTAGTAACTTTTTACGTAATGTAGTTGTAAGGCCATGAAAGATTTAGCTAAGATGTGCCTAACGGCTATAATTAGTCTGCTGGCTGTAATAGTCTGTTGTCTTGTATGTTCTTCTTGCCAGGCGTCTCGGAACATTGAGACTCAAAAGCGGATTGACTACTCTGATGATTTTAATCGCATTCAAAATGTTATTCAATCACTGCGAGCGGATGTTAGTAGGCAAACGAAGATAACAAATGACCGGCTAAGTAATCTAAAGTTGGAAAATAAAACTGTTTATTTGTCTGCTCCTGATTCTGTCGGAAAACAACACGTAGTGAAGGAAAGTACTACTACTGCATCCAAACAAGAACAGGAAAGAACAGAAGTTGATGAAACGGTATCTGTTACCCTACAACATCTCTCTAACATGTTAGATACATTGAGTAATAAGGTTGATGCTATATTAAATCAGAAGGAAAATATAGTAGAACTTTCGTGGTGGGATTTGCATAAAGATAATGTGTATTGCTGTATTATAGGTTTGTTAATTGTAAGTTGGCTGTGGGATAAATTGAGAAAGAAATATCCATTTCATTGAAAATACATTTTTCAGATAAAATTATATAGCAAAGAATACAATATTTGGGAAATAATATATATATTTGTCGCTGTATAAACAAGTGCCTTCGTGCCGGAATACAAAGAAAATGTGTTCCGGCATATTTTTTGTTCGGAATATTAATATTAATTTAAAATTCAAAGTATTATGAGCAAAGATTTTCTACAACCAAGCAAAGATGTGAAATTGACGTTGGAGAGCGGAAAAGAATTTGAAGGAAGAATAATAAGTAGAAGTGGTATTGGTGATGTCGATAATTATGTTCCTTCTTTGGAAGTTATTCAAATTGAAAATGTTGAGGGGGTATTGGAAGCTTCACTCTCTCAAATTAAGGATGGTTCCGAAAGGTAATAGAAAGAATTAAAGGCAGCTTACTAGGCTGCCTTTTTTTGTAATCCTTCCAATCAACAACACACGAATCAACAAATTCTCAAGAAGGGTTACATAAGATAGTACTAATATATAATTGAAAAGTTCGGTAAGGATATTAAAAAGTGAGCACTTTTCTTTTAAGTCAAGTATAACTATAATTGGTGAGCACTTATATTATTTACTGTGATAAATAGGAACAAACTTTAGTACCTTTGGAATCTATTATTTCTGGAAAT